GGTTGAACGACGTTATAGATTCCCCCGGAAGAAGGTGTCTTATCATGCCCGGCTCTAATGACTCCAAAAATTGCCCTTGAAAATTGCGGTCATAGCCGGTGTTAAGATCCATTGACGCTTCCGAGGTAATAAATATCGAAAAACACGCCGCAATGCGAGCGGCCACAAGTTCCGCCTCGGCGTATTCCGCTAAATCCTTGAAATACGTAAGTACTGGCGAGAAGAACGGAACGCCACGAGTCTGTCCTGACCGCTGAACTGGATACAAATGAAACACGTTCGGTCTGCCTAATTCATTACGGGCGGGAATTTCGATAAACTCTCGTTCATCCGCCTTCGTGAATCGATAGTCACCCGGATGTGTTTTTTGAATAAAGTAGGAAAGCGGCTCGCCATTCTCCCCAACCCTAACTCCCGCTCTTACAGTTTTGTCGCCACGTTTATCAGGAGGCGTAGCCAGCCTGTCCGACTCTATAACCTGCAGAGCTAACGAATACGGCCGGTTCTTATCTTTGAGCATGACCGGAATAACGATCGCCTCGCCGTTCTCGATAATCTGCCTGTCAACCAACTGCTGAATCTCGTAGAAGTCCATGCGGTTGCCTGCGTCAGCGTACGGAAGCCATAGCTTCCATGACCTCTCGGCATTTTTCTGAAACTTATCGACTTTGCTGTCGGCGATCCCGAGAGCCTCTTTATCAACCCTGCTCTGCGGCCGGATACCAGTGCCGACGATATTCGTTGTCATGGTGTTCGTAATCCCAGAAGCGTGAGCGTCATTGCGGTTTAAGTCACGACTCCGCTCTCTCAAATCCGGCAAGTCTGGAATAATATCCTGATCAGCCGAACCCCCGCCCGGGATCCATGACGAACGGAGACGGTTCTTTTCAGCCCCACGATAAGACCCGAACTTATCGGATAACTTAATCGCCTCACGAAACATACGTCTCTTTAAGCCCGCTTTTGGCGAGAAGAAACCAACCAGCCCGTCTAATCCATTCGCTAATTTTTCTTTTATGTTCATACCGGATTCTCAAACTTTGCGTATGACGTGCGAGAACTACCTGCGGCGATTTCCTGCCGCAACGTGTCCCGCAGTTTTATAAGTTCCGCCAATGTTATGTACTGCAAATTGCGGCCGCCGATTGAATACGACTGCACCGCCCCGCCAGTCATTCTGGCGTTAATCGCCGTCTCAACGTTCTCAAGCATTTCCTGTTTTGTTGGTGCGCTCATAACATCTCCATCAGCCCAATAAAAAAACCCGACTCCCCCTTAGCTAAGGAATCGGGTTTTTATGACTTATTGGGTGCGGCAACAGTGATCAGCTGTCCCGCCTTTAATCTTCTAATTCAAGTTTATCTCACTTCAAATCTTTTTCAATTGGGTCGTTACTACAAAATAGTAATAATTATTTTTCATCGTTTGCCTCAACGGATTTGAAATTATGGCCACAATCCCTGCAGACATGATACCGAATCGGCGGCGTACTCGAATAACACCTCACGTCTTTGCTCCGGCACTTCGGACACTTAATCGGAATATATCTCACGCCATAATCCTCACTGTCATTCGCCGGTCTCCCAACAGGTCGCCGCTCAATTTTGGGTTTTTTTTCAAGCCAGTTTTCATGTCTGTTTAGCCATCTGCCGCCCATTAAATCCACGCCCCTTCTCTTTTGCGAATCCAACTGGAACGGCTATGTTCCTGCCTTATATCTTTATGGACTGTGCGTTCATCCCGGCGCAAATTAAGCGCACGGATAATATCCGCCGCCGCAATGGCGTAGACCTCCGCATCAAGATAGTGATTCGCAACCGAGGATCGTTTTTTCTGCCAGACTTCCTTCGCCTTGCCGGTGTTTCTGTTTCTTATTAAAACTTTGTGTTCAGAGGTAAACTGAGCGAGATAATCATCTGACGGATTCTTAAACAAATGCCATTTCGCCGGATCCTTACTCGCCACAAGACGGCTGATCTTGTCTTTGTATTGCGTGACATTTAGATTCCACAAAACAAGTCCATTCTTGATTATGCTTCCCGTGCGTGAGTTGATATCGATCTTCGAGGCACGATAAAACCTGCCATCCGTTAATTCTTCCTGCCCCTTGATCGCTTTCGCACGATCGTGCCATTGCCTGCAAAAGTGATATACCTCATCAGTCCTAAACCCCGAGTCAACGCACGTCATGTAAACCGGAAGCGTTTCACCGCCTGAATATTTCCTGTATTCGGTCTTAAATAACAACTCAACCAAATCGTCCCAATATTCCAGAGAGCCACACCGCACAAGCCAAGACTGTTCCTCGTAACCCCAACCACGAATGACGTAATAAAAATGGTCTTTCTGAACATCAACGCCCGCCGTTAATACAACCGCCTCATCCGGCACAATTCCCTCGGTGTACTCGCATGCGTGCGCCTTAACCCTGTCAACTGTAGTTTCCTCGATCTTTTCCTCCCAAACCTCGGCAAGCCACGAATTGACAAAGTTCATCAACAGCTCAATGAAATCTTTTGATTTCAAAAACTCAGCGGCGATATCACTCCAATTAAGCCACGGCGAGTAAAGTGAATTGATCCAAAATCCCCGGTGTTTACTTTTAATACCCTCTCCCCAAATCTCACCTTGCTCATTTATCTCGCAATCTCTAGGAACCCATTTCCCGTGAGGAAGAATCTGTTGCTTTTGATAATCATCGATTCGCTTTTTACAATGCTCACACTCATACCACGCAAGACGCTCATTCCTGATTCTCTCCGCTGACCTCTCATGCTCCGGCCATTTAATCTGACCGAACACCAATATCTGATATCCGCCGCAATGCGGGCATGGCACGAAAAACCTGCGCTGATCAGATTTCTCAAACTCACGATAGATATACCCGTCACGGGTTGTCGGCGTTGAGACCTTGACCGTCTTTTTATTCCAAAATGTTTTCTGCCGCTCTGTGGCGAGTTTAATCGGATCCGCCTCACGCCCCGAGAATCTCGGGTATTTATCAATCTCATCCAGAAACAAATAACGAATCGGTCGTGAGGCAAGATCGGCCGGGCTATTCGACCCTGCGAAAAAAAGAATCATCCGGTCAAAACGATACTCGAGTTTTGTCATATCGTCGGCGTTAAGTGGCATACGATTGCGAAGAACCGGGGAACCATGAATCATTGGAAGCACACGGTTATAAGAAACACTCTTTGCGTCGTTTTCTCTCGGCAATACCACAAGCGTGGGGCCCGGGTCTTGATCAATCAGGTATCCCAGCATATTGAACATGCCCTCAGTCTTACCGACCTGAGAAGCCGCCATGACCGTGATCTCCTCGACATACGGATCCGTGAAAGCGTCCATGACACCCTGCAAATACGGCGTGCGCACGGTCTTCCACCTGCCCGGCTCGGCTGACGTGACCGGATTAAGATAACGGTATTGATCAGCCCACTGACTGACTGTTATCTTCGCCGGACGCTTCCACGCTTGCCGCTCCGCCTGCGTCCAAATTCCCCTGTCCTGTTTCAATGTTCTCATTTACCACTCCCGCAAATTCATCGATAATTTCTGATATCGCCTCATAAAGAATGACCTCAATCTCTCTTGGCTCCTGCATGGAAAGAGTCGGTGCGAGCCGAGTCGGTAACGCCAAAAACGCCCGCTTAACAGCGATGATTCTTAAAATACGCCCACGCTCGACATCCTCGCTTGAAATAAGCTCGCCTTGGGCTTTCTTCAACTCAATCTCAAGAAGCGTCGCTTTATACTTCCTGATCTTTTCTTCCCAATACGCTTTACCCTCACCATCACCGGTCTTTTCTCGTTCCTCAAACCAAACCCTGATTCGCTCGAGATCGTAGTAACCGTCTTTCGTGACCGGCATGCCCTCATTACGCCACCGATAAACCGTGCGCTCCGACACATCCATAAACTGCGCTACTTCCTCTGCGCTCTTAACGATGGTCGGCTCCTGCGGCTCCTTTTCAAACTCCTCAAGCTCTTTGATCTCAACCTTAGTAAGCGGCGTACCGCTATGCAATTTCTCAATCAAATGCAGGTAGCGTTTCTTCCGGGCGATATCCGCCAAATTCTGTTTCGGCTTTACTTCTTCCATTAAGCTCTCACCGCTTTCTTGCCGGTATACTCTTCCCAGCGTTTAACAGCCACATCCACGAAGAACGGCTCAAGCTCCATGGCAAAGCACCTGCGATTTAATCTTTCTGCGGCGATGATCTGTGAACCCGATCCGCAAAAAGGCTCAAAGCAAATATTCCCGACCTGCGTATGCACCCGTATTGGTATAGCGAACACCTCGGTCGGCTTAACCGTGGGGTGCTCAGCGATCGAGCTTCCCCGTTTTTTTCCTTCCCAATCAAGCTCCCAAACATCAGTGTGATACTCCGGTGTCGTAGGATCGCCTGAACGCACGAAGTCAATTGACCAAACGCTTCCGATCGATTTGTCCTTCGGCCGGTAAGGCGGCTTCTGCCCTTTAACCCACATCAAAAGACATGGCTCGTGCCGCCATGAGTAAAATGAATAGGTCAATATTACGCACGGCTTAACCCATATGATTTGCTGATGAATGAGAATATTTAATTCCTGACACACGCACTCAATCTCGCTTCTCCGCTTCGATGCGTGCCAGAGATACAACGCCGTATGTGGTTTTATAAATTTCAAAGCGACCGAATAAAAACTTCTCATGAAAGCTGATGCGTCCGGGATATCGATCTCGTGATAAACATTCGACCAATCCCTGCCTCCATTGGGTCTGTCCTTGCCGGTATAATCAACGCAGTATGGCGGATCGGTAGCGAGCAGATCCGCCTGCTGACCGTCCATCAATCTCGCCACGTCGTCTTCCTTGGTGCTATCACCACACAGCAACCGATGATCCCCGAGAATCCATAAGTCCCCGGGCTTCGTGATAAGATCCTTCGGCGGTTCCGGAAGATCATCCGGCAAGGTTTTGCCAATACCTTTATTCTCCTGCTCAAACTCTCGCACCTGATCCCTAAGCTCTTGCATGCGCAAAGCAAGGTATGCGTCGCCGTTCTCGGTGCGCAATTTCTCAAGAAGCGGGATGATCGCCTGAGTCCACTGCCCTGTTATTTCCTGAGAGTTGAGTGTCACGTTCATCGCCATTTCCGATATCTCATCCACGTCAACCATGATGACCGTGACTTTCTCAACGCCCGCTTCCTGCAAAATCTTGTAACGCTGATGACCCGAGATGATTCTCATGTTACGTCTGTTCACCACCAAGAGATCAACCATACCGAACCGCTCAAGCGACTGCCGAAGCCCCGCCAACGCCTCATCTGAAATCTCTCTCGGGTTATACGGAGCCGGTTTCAGCTCTGACACACTGACATCGCAAATGTCAGGATTGACATTAATGTTTGCCATCGAAATTCCTCCTTATTTGCCCATTCCTAAGCGAATTCCCCATGAAATGCGCCTTTTTGAGCCTTTTGTGACCATTTTGACCGCCTTGTTTTGACCCCACTGACACTGACACGCATTTTTGAAATTTTGTATCACTCACAAAATGCGCCTCGCCCGACCCTCGCCCAAACCGCCCCCAGAAGGACCCGTAAAAATTCTTGCCTAAAACGTCACGCATATCGTCAGCACTCCAGCGGCCATCCAATAAACTG